TCGTAGTTCTCGTAGTCGTAGTCGTAGTTCTCGTAGTTCTCGTAGTCGTAGTCGTAGTTCTCGTAGTTCTCGTAGTCGTAGTCGTAGTTCTCGTAGTTCTCGTAGTCGTAGTCGTAGTTCTCGTAGTTCTCGTAGTCGTAGTCGTAGTTCTCGTAGTCGTAGTTCTCGTAGTTCTCGTAGTCGTAGTAAAAAAACATAACATAAAAATCAATATAAACGGTGTCATATATATATTGTATTCGTGTCTATAATGAATTTTTTACAAGACCCTTATGTCCGTAGCGCCTATATGAATCTCAAAAATAATTACGTAAGTACTTCCACCAATTTTTGTATTTTGAAGTTAGCCATTCCGGATGATAACTTAAAGGCTGAATATGTAAAGCGTGTAGGAGACCATAACAAAAAGATATTATCTAATCTATATGTTGATTCCGGATTCGATGTCTATGTTCCAGAGGAACAGGAATTTACTAGCACAATTGATACCAAATTTATTGATATGCAAATCAAAACCGAGATGTTATATTGTAACGTTGAACGCGATTTCGTTACATCGACCGCATTTTTAATGTATCCTAGGTCGAGTATTTCAAAGACGCCACTTATGCTTGCAAATCACGTAGGTGTGATTGATGCCGGATATAGGGGGTCTATTATTGGCGCGTTTAGATGTTTAACGCCACCTAATGTGGTTGACGACGAAGAACCTATCTATGTTGTCGAAAAAGATACTCGTTTAGTTCAACTATGTCATCCTACTTTATGTCCTATTTTCGTGCTTTTGGTAGATGAACCTGCATTAACTACCACAGAACGTGGAACAGGTGGATTCGGTTCTACCGGCAAATAACGTATATAATTGAAAATTATCAAAATCAATATATTAGTATAATATTATATGACTTGGAACTATATAATATTATGGATTATTTTAGTGACTTTAGTTCATGTGATTCATTAGATTCTGTATATATCGATACACCACAAGAACTAAGTCGGGAAAATTCAGAAGAGTATCTTGATGTATATAAAGACAAATACTATGCGAAACCTAAGTATAAACGTACTTCCAAGGCGATTGTATTCGATTTGGACGAAACTCTAGGTTCCTTTAATGATTTATATATATTATGGACTGCAATACAAGCATACAGTCACATGGTTGCTGTACCACATTTCAATGATGTTCTCGATTTATTCCCCGAATTTCTACGTTACGGCATCCTTCCCATTTTGGCATATTTATTGAAAAAACGGTCTTCTTTTATGCGTTGTTATCTCTATACAAATAATCAATGTCAGCATCCTACATGGATAAGTAATATTACACGTTATTTTGATTATAAATTATTGGTAGATGAACCCTTTTTTGATAGAGTCATCTGTGCATTTAAAATTAATAATGAAATAATTGAACCCGCGCGTACTACAAACCGAAAAATTCATAGTGATTTCATTCGATGTACGCTTTTACCTACAAACACGGAGATTTGTTTTATCGATAATAACTATTATTCTGGTATGAATTCTGAGCGCGTTTATTATATACAGCCACGTTCTTATTATCACCATCTTTCTACAAAACAAATAGTAAATCGATATGTAGAAACATTCGCAAGTCGTCAATCATCTATGTCGAACTATTTGATGGTTTTTTTTGAAAATCAAGGCCGAATGTTACAAGGTTCTCCTACTTTTAAAGAATTAGAAACCGATATTTATGTAACGCAACGTCTTATGTATCATATTAAAGAGTTTGTTTTTTTAACACAAATACGTAAATCGAGAACGAAAAAAGCAAAGTTGAAAACGAAACTGGGACGACAGACGCGAAAAATGTGGGCTACGATTTGATGGATTTGTATACTAAGTCAAATACTTTGAATAATGGCGTTTGATTATCGTCGCTTTCTATCGAGTGTATAATTTTTTTATTTATTTGTATAAAATCAGTTCCTTTCATAAATAAATATATGTTATATAATATGAATATAAAGGTGGTTGTTATCAAATCATCACACCATCTGATTTGTTTATTATAGTAATAGTAAATAATCGCCATAGGAGTTATTTTTATCATTAGCATCATTAGTACATGTTTAATAATTATTATGAAACGAAGATTTATTTTTATGAAATAAATCAGTTCGCTAATATTTATTATCAGAGCTATTCCTAACGCTAATAATGGACTGGGAATAGATTGTGGAAATAAAATATATAGTAAAAACCAAACAAATATCCAATATGAAAATATTACGTCTGCTCCTATCATCACCGTTTATAATATATGATATATATAATATATATATCATATATTACAAAAACATCTTGTCTAAAATATCTTTTATAAATACTACGTGATTCGTATCATATTTAACGATATTCACGCTTTCATTACCTGTGCTACAATTGGCGAGACTATTATTACAATACCGCCAACCTATTTCTTTTATCTTTTTTTCCAATTCTCGCCTATCATCTTCCTTACTATAATTCGTATGGTCGATAAATGTATTCTTATTTAAGATACCGTTCGTCTTCTTTCCACCAGTATTATGTATTTCATATCTACCACCTACTGCTGTTAACATCTCTCTTTGGCCATTATTGTATGATGTTTGCCATTGACTACCACTGTATTTTTTCCCTTCTTTTATTTCGCGTTTTTCTCCACTTTCTTTGCAACCTTCACATTTAAATTCATCCGCAAATGTACAATTACCGCCTTCTTTGTGTTGCCAAATATTCAGACCTATCCATTGATTGTCACCTGTATAGTCTATGTATTTTTTGTACTTTGGACGACAATCGAAGGGTGAAAAGCCAACATGTAAGCAGCTTCCCAATGTTTCAGGTACATATAAACTCATCTTGTTCGTTTGACTCGCTAAATATGAAATCAATTGTTTTTTTACCTTATCAGAATTAAATATACTAAACGTTTGTATTCCCGTTACTAGACCAGATAAACCTAGAACCCCTTCGCTCAGTAAATCATATACAATAGTTTGATAAGCCATACTCTGTTCTCTTGCAATACCACCATCTATCGATAAAAATACCTTAGGAAAATCTTTATCTAATTGTGTAAATATATTAATAATTTGTGTTGCATTATATGTTTTACCAGATGCACTTGGTCCAAATCCCATAATAAGACGCGGTTTATATTGTGTAATATTTAAATTTATAAATTGACTATCGTCTTTCCATAAGCCGGTTAGCTTTGCATCTTTATCATTTAATATGAATATGTTCGAAGATTCAATAGTATTCTCTATAGAAATTATACTCTTGAAAATCAGTCTTAACATATATATTGTACTTTCTATTTCACGTGTAATAATATCTTTCAATGTTTCACCACATTCTTTTTTGAAAATAACCCCCCTATTACATACTTTTGACCATTCTTTCTTTTGTTCGCCAAACGAATATCTCAATGCTTTTTTAGTTGTCTCATTTTTTAATCTATTATTTACTGTTTCTCGAATATAATTACTGATAAGCTGTTTATTATGACTTTTTAACAAATTTCGTTTTATTGTAGTATCAATTGTGTCGTACTGTTTTTCGTCAAATGATAAGTTTTTAATATTTTCATCAGTAAAACTTTTTATAATGCCATTGTTTGTATTTACTATTTCTTCCTTGTTTTTCACTATATTAGTTTTCGCCTCTTCTATTATTTCTCTTTCCTTTTCATTTGTTCCACCTAAACTTTTCTTATATCTTCTTAATTTTCGTGTTTTCATATTTATGGTTACTATATATAGAGATATTATTGTATTTTGGTGGATAAATATATTTATCCTTCGTTCCTTTCATTCTTTTTCAAAGAATATGGGTCATAGGTCGATAATCGACCAATAGACATTATGCCGGCGAAGATTTACACCGACAGCCAAAGGCGAAAGAAATTTATGATATATATTCATACGCCATAAGTATAAGTTGTTCTTCTGTAGATAATTTTTGAAATGTTATACAATCATCAAATTTATATTGCATAAACCTCTGTTGCGAATTCAAACATAAAACCTGCACACCCGAATCTAAAAATTTTATATCCACCACAATACCACCATTCGTCAAACGAGCAGGGGTGTTATATTGTCCATTTGTGCCGGTTCTTATCCATCGAACATGTTTCCCTTTATGTAATTCATGTATTTCATCTACCATTCGATATCCTAGTAATTTTTGATATGTTTTTTCGATTTCTATAGGACTCATTTTCAGCTCTTCTAATTGCTCCATTATTACATTAGCAATATCCGTCATTGTTCTGTTTTCTAAATAATCATGTTTTTCATTTTCTATTGTTTCTAATAAGTTCTCAATATCCATGGTTGAAAATAGCGTAGGGTCTTTCTTCGCCCTTTCGAATATTTCGTTTATTTCATCACTGTTCATATCTATTATATTATAGTGTATTGTTTCTAATGTATTTTACAAGTAAATATATTAGATTGTTTTATCATAATATTAGTATATAACACAAATATTTATGCATTTAACTTTAGATTCAATGGCAAAAGCCGATTTATTAGACAATATCAAGAACAATAATAATGGCGATTACGCTGTATCTGACTTACAAAATAGAACAGAATATATTGATAATACCAAGCCTATTTGGGGTACCATGCTCACACTCCAAGAAAACCTAAATCTGAAAATTGGACGACAAATCTGGAAAAAATATATCAATGCCGCATTCTGGAATTATATTTCGACACCTATTAATTTTACGATTACGCTATTTACTGCCATGTCTGCTGGACAAACAGGTACAGAAAGTAATTACTTATCAAAAGACCAGCTGTTTTATATATTATTCATTTCCTTCATTTTATCGATTATTAATACCTTCTTCAAATTGAAAGATAAAGCTATATTGAATTACGATTCTTTGAAGAAATACCAAGATTTTGGTGCTGAGTTCGAAAAAATTTATTATACAAATATACAGAATGAAACCATATTACTCAAAAAATATTATTGTTATCTCGATTTACAATCGAAGTTGAATACATATGAATCAACGGGTAGTATTGAGCAAGTCAATTATATTACAGAAGTCATTTATTTAATGGTGAAATGTTGTTTTTCAAATCGAATGAAACGCATTAATTTTAGAGAGAGATATTGGGTATTGGATGGTCGTCCGAAAGATGAATATAAACATAACTTTTATGCCAATGTTAAAAAACAATTTAGACATAACTTTGATAAGCATGAACCTATACCATCGTCCTTAGCTATAGATTTAACCGATACATCTAATAATATTATGGTTTCATTTGACGAAGAAAATCCACCGCCACGTATGAATTCACATCAAAATAATGTGGATACTCAATTAGATGTTCCCGATGATGAAGACCTCACAAATGATGAAGACGAAGAAGAAGATGAAGAAGAAGATGGAAACGATAATATTAGTCAAGCTGGTCAAAAAGATAATAATTCCGAATATACTGAAAAAAACACTATAACAAAGGAATATCTATATAATGCATTAGACTTGTGTTACATTAAGAAAAAGATAACTGAGTATGATATGATTAAACGAATTATGGCGGAATCGGATGTTTATGATAGCTATCTTCATGACTTTAAAGTGCGCAAATATTTGAGACGACTTGGTTTCTCACCAATTAATGCAACAAATGAAAGAAACCGTTTATCTGAAAAAATAAAAAAAGAGTATGCGAAAAAGGAAAAAGAATTATTCAATAAAACTCACGGGAAAAAAGGAATTCCACCAGTAAATATTAGAATGGAAAAAGCAAATAATCTACGACGGTTTCAATTTTGATTTCGATATTTTTTTAAGGGCTATCCGTGTCGATAATCAAAGATTAGCCAAACGGCTAACCTTCGGTTATCCACGGATAGCCCTTAATGCATTTGTAACGGCGCCATACTTTGAATAATAGATTTATTATTGGGTTCTTCGATTTTCACTGGTTTTGACGCCGTTTTCGAGTACTTGCACCCTTGAATATTTAAATTGGGACGCCTTAAAGCGTCCCACTAGAGATTTAAGGGAAACGTTGCCGATAAATCAATTAAAATGGCAAGCATCATAGATGCTTGTCCCATTTTAAATGTTTATCGGTGTATATACACTGAAGAATTCCACGAAAATCATATTAAATAATAGAAATCCCGCCGAACTAAATATTATTTTAGCATCATATTCTCGTAATTTATGACTACGGAATGGGTGGAATCTAAACATTAAAAATACACATACGAAAGTTTGTATCAAAATATTAAATGTTTTCAAAAACAGTGAATTCATGGATATTATACCTATAAATACAAAAACATAGATTATATGCATCAGAAATATACTATAAAAATAGTAATGTCCAGCATATTCCAAGATATCATCTATTTGGTCTTGTATTTTTTTCAACAAATTCATACTATATAATATTACTTAGATATTTGTTACGTATAGTATAATAAATATGGAAGGTCGAGAACCTATCGCAACTATCAAACAAAAATATATATTATACGAAGAAATCGGGCACGGAAAATTCGGTAAAGTATTCTCAGGAATCAACCGGAAAACAAAGGAGAATGTTGCTATAAAAATGGAGAACGTGAATTCTCCTATACGTTTATTGAAAAATGAAGCGAAAATACTCAAGTATTTATATGACCACGGTTGTCGGCAAATTCCACTTATATATTGGTATGGAATGGACGATTCTTTTTCGATAAATTATGCACTTTTAGTCATGCCATTTTATGAAGGTTCTCTATATAATGTATCCCCTACATCATTGGATAAGGCTATGATAAGTTCTATACAAATACTCGAATCCGTTCATAAACAATTCGTTATTCATCGAGATATAAAACCCGATAATTTTATGGTGAAATCCGGAGAACTTTTTTTAATTGATTTTGGTATGGCGACGTTTTATATTGATGGATTTTCGAAACATATTATCGAATCTGGTTCTCAAATGGATTCTGAAATTGTTTCGAATAATACGGGAATAGGTTCGTATGAAACTATTCTAGGTACTCCTAATTATGTTAGTTATTATATACATTGTGGGTTACGTGGTTCTCGACGAGACGACCTGATATCATTAGGATATATGTATTTGATGTTACATAACAAGTCATTACCATGGCAAAATTTGGAAGTTCAAAACGATAATGCGTCAAGAACTTATCCACCTATTCATGTTCTTCATCCTAGAAATCAAGCGAGAAAATTATTGAAAGAACGGGAGAACTTGAAAAAAGTATGTGTGCAAACAAATCAAAAAATATGCGATTTTTTGATGTATTGCTATGACCTAGACTTTGATGAAAAACCTGATTATGATTTATTATATAATGCTTTTAGGGAAAAATAAACGACTATAATATCATCTTTATATATGATATAGTAGATGCCTACTAAAACAATTATACTTAGCACCGCCAACAAGGATTATCGAGAACTAGCCCAAGATATTGATTTCGTTTGTGAAGTTTATGAAACTTGGGGTTTAACACTTGTTTCTACAGCTACTATGACAAATCCTAAATTCGGTACTGCTACTCTTTTCTACTTAACGTTTACGTGTTCAGAGAGTATTCCACACGATTTGCCAATTCCCGGTATGCCAACTAATCGATTTACATACGCACAAACTCAAGCTACTGCTTCTCGAGCTGCTTCTCAACAAGGTGGTCCTTCTCGAGGTGGTCGCACTCGTAAACTTAGTAGAAAGTAATAAAATCAATTATTTATCATTGTAATTATTGGAGGCACCGCCGGTTTTCGACTTATCAAATAACTATATCCACTTAATGATAATGAAATTAAAATAATGGCTAACAATAAAAGCATAGACATGGTTTTTGAGCTGATTCCTAAACTGGGCATACTATATAATATCATTATAAAATAATTTATGAAACTTATATAAAAACAACCCATGATATAGTTCATATCAATAGTATTCGATATGAGTTCTGCTGAGCAAGTAACTATGCCTCTATCCGAGCGATTAATTGGTCAAGTCAAGTGGTTTAATAATAAGGCGGGTTATGGGTTTATCACTGTCCGTGATGGTGAGTATGCAAATAAGGATATTTTTGCACATTACAAGGCACTTCGTGTTACCACATCACAATACATGTATTTGGTCGAAGGCGAATATGTAGAGTTTGACTTGGTAAAGTCCGAAGGAGAGAAGTACGAATACCAAGCAAATAGTATTTCCGGAATTAAGGGTGGTGGGCTAATGTGCGAAGTACGTAATGCTAACCGCCAAAATGTTGTTCGCGATGGAGATTCCAAGCTACCGGCTCAGCGCCGCTACCGAGTACCTCAGGATGGCGATGAGAAGACTCCTCGTGCTCCTCGCCCTGAAGGAAGACGTAAGCCTGATTCTCGTCCTAAGAAGAATCCTACTCCATCTTCCGAGTAATTATAAGATTTTTTCATAAATAATAAGATGATATTCTTATTATTTATTGTTCATATTATGAAATATTTTGGTGTATATTTTTTTCTACTAAAATTCCCTTGAATACATTTCTCAGAATTTTCTGTGTATCACGTTCTTCTTCTTCATCTGTAAATGCACCTAAACATGTCAATGATAATTTCGTAAATTCTTCATTTTGAGCACTGTTATTTATAGCATATTCGGGGTTTTTTTCTTGCCATGCTGGTAATTGTTTCAGATTTTTACGTGCGATTATTTTCACGACCTTTTTCAATTTCGGTTGTTCTTCTTTTTCTTTTTCCCATGTGTTCTGGTCTCGGATATATACTGTTTCTCGTTTCAAATCGGTACAATGCAAGGGTCTCGTGAAAACATCCATTTCCTTCAATTTATTAATAAAAATCCTAGAAATACCATTGACATAGCCAAGGCGTCCCGTGGCTTCGATATCCGCTACAGTTAATTGTATATTATCCAAGAATTCTTGAATGTTGATAGCATTCTTACACTGTTCATTCAAAAAGAAATTCAAATTAAATTGATTCACCTGGTTTTGTATCACAGTAGATGGTGCTTTCAGTGTTAATTCTTGTTTCTTAGATAACTCAATAATTGTATTTTGTAGTTCTCTATGTTGTTCCATCATATATGTCTGCATTTCACTACTTTTTTTGATAAATTCGATAATGGCTTCGCTCGCATTTTCTGTAGTTGTATCTTCTTCTTGGATTGCTACCTGTACATTATCGGTATCCAAGTTGGAAGAACATATCGTTCGATGCTTACATAAACTAGAAAGATGTTTATATTTTTTTCCACAAACACATGTATGTGGTGTAACTTGTATTTTATTTGTATTTATTAAATTTAAATGCTTTTTTCTTTTAGTATGTCTTAACCATTCACTCTTTTTTGCACACGTATATTGACAGTTTTCGCAAAAAAACTCTTTTATATCATTAGGTGATTTTTCATTAGCCATTGTTAGTATATTTGATATATGGTGTGAATCTTTAAATGATTTATTTTCTTCATCGCTATTATTATCATAAGCTTCTGAACTATTTTTATTTTCGGCGATTTTCGGCGATTTTTTCATTAGTATTGATGGCTAATATAAAATCGCCTAGATAATATTTTACGTAAGATTAGTATTGTCTTTTGGTGGATAAGGTCTATCGGTGGATAACCGAAGGTTAGCCATTTGGCTACAAATCGACAGGAGACCCATATGCTTTTGGTGGATAAATATATTTATCCACCAAAAGACAGTAAATGTACATATTATCTAAAATAAATTAATGTCTTTTGGCGGATAAATATATTTATTCTCTAAAAGAAATTAAGTAGTTTTGCGCAAAATATGTTCGGCGATTTTTACTAACAAAAATCGCCGAAAAATCGCCGACATAACATTGTTATCTGTTATGCAATAACCATTGGTGATAATATATCGGGTTTTCACCCGTAATAAAAAAATGGCTAATTTGGCTAATAAAAAATCGCCGGACATATTTTGCGCAAAACTACTTAATTTCTTATGCAGCGCATTTTTTCTTTAAAAATTTGGTATTTACTGCATTTCAGTCACATCGTAGATTTTTAGGGCCTTTTTGAAAAAGTCCATCGACACTTTTCAAAATTGGACATTTTTAAAATGTCCAAAACCAAAAAACTTCCATCCAATTTTTTCCGGGAAAATCTACGATTCAGTATTTTCTGTGAAACTATGTAATTCAGTATTTTCCGTGAAACTATGTAGGCGATTTTTACTAATGATGGCTAATAGAAAAATCGCCGAAAAATCGCCGAAATTAATTTTTTATTGATTATTATCAATCATGCAAACAAAATCTATCAAATAAAATATATTTTGTTACGATGTCAAAAAATGGCTAATTTGGCTAATAAAAAATCGCCTGACATTTTTGCGCAAAACTACTTAAATTCTTATGCAGCGCGTTTCGGAATTATTTTTTTGGTATTCAAAGCTTTATGGTAACATCGTAGATTTTTAGGGCCTTTTTGAAAAAGTCCATCGACACTTTTCAAAATTGGACATTTTTAAAATGTCCAAAACCAAAAAACTTCCATCCAATTTTTTCCGGGAAAATCTACGATTCAGTGTTTTCCGTAAAACTATGGAATTTCATTATGTTGACAAAGGACAGTCCTGTTCAACCATTTCTTTAATGTCTTTTAGTTGATAAATACAATTATCCACCAAAAGACAATAATTGTTTGTCTGTCTATTTACGACTATATCTCTTGTTATATTAGTATAATAGAACTCATGGAAATAATAACTCTAGAAAAATGGCTCAAACATTTTCATAAAAAAAATCAACCAAAATCGAGAACCCTGGCACAGTTCATAAATTCGGCCAAAGTAAGGTCAGCTAGCCACGATACTCCACTCCAACAATATATGGTTGATAAAAAGATACCGAAATCAGATATTGAACTCTTATTTGAGAACATTCAAAATAGAGATGAATATTTAACGAGATTTTTTACCATGTCTCTTAGGATACAACCTGACAAAGTACATATAGAAGAAAAGCCCATGTCAGCGAAATCAATGGATAATAATGAACACCCCTTATATAAAAATCTAATAAGAAATATTCATTATAAAGGTATTTTAAAAGAGACGAAATCCGGTTTAGAAAGCGTACCGACTTACCTCGATATGTTGGAGAATCTCTATTTACATGACATTATCGATTATAAGATTTTGACACCGAGTGCTAGATTTTATATGAAGGAAGGTCGTTTAGGTAGTATATTTTCATCGTTCTTCTTTAGAGCATCAATAATGAACCCTTATTTAGTATATTCATTGAATAAATCAGTTCTCAAAGGTACTAGGATTTTTACACCCACTTTGGGTTGGTCGTCCTATTGCTACGGTTTCCTAGAGTGTCCAGAAGTCAAAGAATACGTAGGTACAGATGTGATTCCGGATGTCTGCGAAAAAACACAGGAATTAGGTATGGCAATGCGAAAAGATGTTTTGACGAAAATTTATTGTAAGCCTTCAGAAGACCTCGCGAAAAATAAATTTTTTATGACAAAATACCGAGAACATTTCGATGTAGTATTTTTTAGCCCACCCTATTATAAATTGGAAATGTATGCTGGAACGGAACAGAGCACAACCCGTTATAAAACATACGAAGAATGGCTGGAAAAATATTGGCATACAACGATACAGCTATGTTGGCATGTTCTCCAAAAGGGTGGAAGAATGTGTTATATTTTATCGGGTTACGGTTCAGAGAACACAAAGGAACAATATGATTTATTAGATGATATGAATAAAATTACAAAACAATATTTTAAAATGAAATCAAAACAGTTGATGCATAATAAAGATGTTCATGTAACGAAACATAAGGAAACAGCTGAACAGATAATGGTATTTACCAAGTAATAGATTATTATATTATATGTTCAATATATAATATAACAAACCAAAATGAAACCTTACATACTAGTCTCTCTCTTTGTAGCATTTTTATGGGGTCTGAATCCAATTGTAGTGAAACTGTTACTAGGTAAATTCCATTATTATACGATACTTTTTTTTACAAACACTATTATGCTAACATGCGTTCTTTTACTATGCTATTTCAATAAATCGATATTTATGCATGACTTGAGCATAATAAATACACAGGATATTGCGATTTTGACAATTATGCCTATTTTCGTAGCATTTATAGGGAATTATTTGTATTATACTATGTTAAAAACGCACGAGAGTTCAATCGTATCGGCTTTGGTATATTCTGCACCCATTTTTACACTTATTTTAGCACATTTATTTACAAATGAGCGATTGACGATGTATGGAATCATTGGAATTCTTATGGTGACTGGTGGAATATTATTGATATCACAGAACTAAGGTCTGTTTGTTTTTAGATGAGAATCCTTGGAAAGGCCACGACTACGACTACGACTGCGACTGCTACGACCACGACTACGACCACGACTACGACCGCGACGACCACGACTACGGCTACGACTACGGCTACGACTACGACCACGACCGCGCCTTCGCGTATATTGTGGCGAATAACGTTTTTCTAATCGAGTTCCTTCTAAACCAGTATCAGCAACTTGTATAACGGGTGCTCTTCCGCGAACCCATCCCGGTCCATCCATTGTATTTCTTAAATAATATTCTTCTGCTGGTATTACCGGAATGATATCTGCCTCGGTCTCACCATCCGAAGGAGAACGAGAATTCATTCTTGCAAAAGAAAAATCGTCAATAGGTTCAGCTTCCGCAGATACCGGAGAACTTCCTTTTGCACATATCTCGGCATATTCTTCTAACATACCATATTTATCACAAAAGGCTTTCATCTCAGAAGGATTCGATATATATCCATTTTCCATAAATAGTAGCATTATATCAGGTCTATCTTTTTTGAATGCTATGGTCATTGGCGTCTCTCCATTATCATTTTTGGGTGCATTTACATTGGCACCGCTAGATAAAAGCATTCTAATAACTTCTAGACCTTCATCGTTGATTTTTTCTTTAATACCCCAGCCCATTACTGCTCGATGTAAAGGTGTATTATTTTCTTTGCCTGCCCGATTTACATTTGCACCATTTGATAATAACATTCTAACGACTTCTGAACTTCCGCCTAATACCGCGCGATGCAAGGGTGTCTCATGTTCGTGTTCGTTGTTTTCAATATTTACATTTGCGCCATGATTTAAAAATAACATAACATCAGCAACATTACCTCTTTCACATGCTAACGATAGAAGTGGTGAGTCCATTTCTTGATGTAAATTCACATCAGCATCATAATCGAGTAATAATTTAACGACATCCATCCTTTTGTATCTATATGCTGTTACAAGCGGATAATCTGAAGTATGTAATGATTTGTTCGTTTTAGCACCGCGTTTCAATAAATCTTCTACTTCAGTTATAGTACCTTTTCTACATGCCTTTGATAAATCTTGTTCCAAGTCAGACGACATATAAATAATACTTCAATTATATATAGTATATATTGATTTTTTTCTATTGACTTTTTTCTATAGCATCGATAATTTCTCTTGGATAGCCCATGTCTTTGAGAACACGCACAGCACCCTTTATCTTTGAAATACCGCGTTTCATTCGATATGTATAATCGAATGTACCATCTTCTCGTATCACCACATCCATTTTATAATTCGCTATTTTATTAGAATCCTTGAATTTCTTGCATATCGAAAAGTAATGGGTTGTCAAAATGAAATCCACATTGGAGAACCCAGCTAAATAGTCTAGGAACGCATGACCAGCCTTTGATGCTTCAACCGGATTCGTTCCTGAATAGAGTTCATCGAAAATACAAAAATGTTTATGTTTTTCTAAATTATTTTCTTGGATGACGTCAATGATTTCTTTACAACGTCTAGATTCGGCTTGAAATAAACTATCACGCCCAGATGTATCTGGAATGTTCAAATAAGAGTGTATATGCGTATAAGGTATCAAAGTAGCAGATTTATAGAAACCACAACCGATTTGCTGTGAAAAAATGATATTAATCGTAGTAGATTTCAAAATAGTGGTTTTTCCCGATTTATTTGGTGATGAAAGAATCATATTTTTATCGAATTTACATGTATTTTTCACGGGTTTTTCCGTATCGTTCAGTAGCGGTGGATAAAACTGTTTTACAAACTCAGTTTTATTTCCAGATACATCTAATGAACTACCGAATTTTGCAAAATGAACATGTCCAGCCAAAATGTTCTCATGAACACCGACCATATTATTCATGTATCCTTCGAATCCCATTGCAAATCGTATGGCTTCTTCATATTCGGCATCTTGATGTAATTCATAGAAACATTTTAACATATATCCAGTATCACCGAATTTTTGCGCAGTAAGGGCAAATGTACTTATTCCAGCCAAATCATCACCAAGGCGCTGTAAGCGTTTTAATTGTAATTCGATATTTGCACAGAAAGGTCGGTACGTTTTCTGTTCTCGAGATATATCCAAGAAAGCCGACATACTTGAACAAGAATATCCCGTAAAATTACGTAGTTCAACCAATGATTCGTTAATATTTTTCATGTTCTTATAAAATCGCATACAAGATGTTATGTTTTGATAAATTTGGAGAACATATATGGCGAATGTAGCAATAATATATACCATTTTTTCCCACGAAATATTTTGTAAATTAGAAATCGTTTTACCGATAAAGTGATGTTTGGCGACTTCTTTCAGTACTTCGATGTAATTTGTAAATGAAATCGGTATTTGTTGTATTTTTAATAAAACAAAGGGGACGATAATAAATAAGATAGGTATAAAAAGACTCACCGCAGGAGATACGACGCTCATGAATGAAATGCATTGTAAAAAGGTTGTCGAATAATTTAGATATTTTAAACAATCCCACTCTATGTAATTATAATGTTCTAGGAATCCATCGTCGTTCTTAGTAAGGTCCCATATAGTAGCGATTTTGTCACAATGCACCGGTGTAGTCATTGTCATAGCTTTCCTATATGTATTCATATTACCGAGGACCTTTTGAGTATCTTCTAAAAAATCGGTATTTGTTGTATAGCTTTCCAACCAGAGTGGCATTACGGCTTTTGCAAAAGCGTGCTCCGGTAAAAATAAATAATCATACATACAAGATGCATCCACGACTGGAACAAGTTCCATGTCAGATTTTACTGTTTCGGATAGTTTATATAGTTCAGATGAGTCTAAATAAGAAATAGGTAACTTGAACTTAGATAGCGCAGTTTTACTATCTTCTAGTAATCGCTGTTGTGCATCGTTATCTATTTGGCATGTTCCAGTAATGGAACAGATAACTTCTAACATATAGTTTTATTACGTATTATAATATAATGTAAAATACGCAAATGTACAAAAAATTGAAAAAGTTATTGTATATTTACAAGATGGATATAAAAAACAATAACTATGTCATCAAAGTGTCCCATCTCATTTTCCGGATATTATCAAGCCATCAAAATCCTAACATATCAGATATCTGCATCAAAGTATGTCTTTCAAGTAGAACGATATGATAAACCATCAATATATATAGATTTGTATCCACATGAATCGTTAGCGGAACTACATGCGCGAATCAATGCGAATATGGAATATAATAATAAAATACACGACCTTTTTGTGATAAAAGATGACGAAGAAGACCCTGGTATTCTATCAATCAGAGCAGACCCAAACAAAACGCTGCTTGAATTAGTCGAATTTATTCCTGATTATTTCAAGTCGGCATATTGTTCTCCCATACGCAAAATAATAAAACTTTATGTTGTCGATGAGCAATGGCTTATTACCAAATCAGAGAAAAAATGTGTGATTGAGATGACTTCTGTGTGTTATGAAAAAGATGAGATTCCGCCGCCTATACGGTCTATCAGTGTTTTTAGCGCGTCCCACTAGATATTCAAGGGAGAAAACTCAAAATTGGATGGAAAATTTACGAATAGTGTTCATTTTATGATTTATAATAAACGCCGTATTATTTTTCATATTTTTTGCACGATTGGTTAATTTGTATGTAGATGCGATAATTCCTTTCGTATTGAAATCGACAAATAAATCCAAGTCATCCTGAGCAATTACTGTATGGTTCAAATGTATTTTTGCAATTATTACGAAATCACCATGAGTTAATATAATATTAGAACGATTCACTATCGATTGTTTCTGAATAAAATCCATAGTTTGTATAAAACTACGTATCATTATATCTTCTATGTCTTTTTTTTTATGTTCGCTCTGTAATGCTTTCTTTTTGTTAGATATAAATAATTTCAATATAAATTCAGTATCAGTTTCTCCATCTAATGATAGGTTGTTTGTAATGGCCATCTCTTTCAATATATTACGATTCATACCTGAACTAAATTTACTTTTTTGATTACTAACTAATTCGTGGAAAGACTCGTATAGTAAATCACCATGATGCATGATATAATGTTCATCGTAACAAATAGGATGTGTATTTTGAATCGTTTTCTCTTTACTAAACTGAATAGGTGGCATTTTTTGATGAATGGCTCGATTATGAACTAAAAGTATGCGACTTGAATTATTTATTGTATTTATTTTATCAAATATTTTGGGTTCATGTAAATAATGAATAGGGTTTTTTATATATTTCCATTTATTATGTTGTTCATCTAACCAATTGATGCCAAATCCGTCTTTTATATCGTCATTGTCTGCCATTTTGAAGAATTCCGATAATCGTTTTTGGGTAAGAGTAGAACCTTTTTCTTTCGTAAATGAGAAAAAAATTCTACACATATAAAGTTATACTATTACGATAAATTATTTTTTACATATTTTCGACATTTTCGAAATATTCCTTGACATCAACCACATACTGTTGCATAATCGTTGCCCAAGATTCATTACCGTAATTTCTGTCTGGGTGATATTTCAATGACAATGACTTGAATGCTTTATTCACATCATGGTGTCTCGAATAGTGTTCTTCGAATTCACTAAACACATGTTTGTATTCTATTGATTCTTCCATCATATTTTCGAATTTTCTCTTTTTGTTGCTTTCTTTTTCTTTTTGCTGTCTTTGTTCTTGTTCTTTTCGTTCTCGTTCTTCTTTTTTTCGCTGTCTTTGTTCTTGTTCTTGTTCTTCTCTTTCTTTACGTTCTTGTTCTCGCTTTTCTTCTCTTTCTCGTGTTATTTTACGTAATTCTTCTTTTCTGAGATTTGCTTCTTCGGCCTTGGTACGTGCTGTTTCTTTCTTCTTCAATTTCTCTAGGTGTCTTGCTTTTTGTTTGGCTTTTTGAGATTCGTTAGTAGAATTTCTCGGTTGCTGTTCTGGATATGCAATATTTCGCCAATAGGGTTCTCTAGCGATTTTGTCGAGTTCTTCCTGTGTCAAGTCATCTTCATCCTTCTTTTTAAGGGCGGCAATCTCACGTAATTTTTTCTCTGCCTTTTTTACGGCTTGAGTAGCGGATGAGGTACTGAGTATCTCATCTGCATTTAATGCTGCAAATCGATTAGCTGAATTCATTATGTTCGTCTGGTTGTCGTGCCGACATAACTTTTTATGGAAAACTTTTCAATTTTTTACACAGATGAAGGAACGAATACCATATTTTTATCCGAATTACAATATACATAAATATCACCTATTTTGGGTTTGCCGTAATATACTCTTTGGTTATGGATTCTTCTATCAGCTGAGTTTATCATCATTTGTGAAAACTTTATATAAGCATCTTCTACATTGTTTATTTTACTAGGAAGGCCACTAGTATTAACTGATGGAGAACCATATTTCGTCTTATAATTGATTGACCTAATAGCTCTATATAATTCAGGGTCTCCGTCTTCGAAATAATCGTTAAATGTATCAAGAAAATGTTTTAATAATCTAAGGTCATGTGTATTATTCGCTTCTTTACTATCAATATAATTTGAATATACTGGGAGTTCTTCCGTTTTCAACCATGTAAACCCCATCTCGTTGCCACAGTCAGGTTCACATTCACTAGTTCCACATAATTTGTCGTATATTCTAGAAGAATTATTCGTTTCGCTTTTTTTGAAATAACTGCGCCCATAGTCTATTATTTTTGGAATATATTTTGTTTTGAAACTACAAATACGTGGTTCATCGTCCTCATCCTCATCTTCTGGTGGTAACTCATAATGACATTCGAAATAACCATCATTTTTTGCTTCATATAATAATATATTGTACATATGAAGGTCGTAATGCGTAAATTCGTCTTTCAGAATGGCCAATGGTGTATATATTTGAAATAAGATAGGCAAAAACATATCTTCAAAAAAATTATATTCGTCGGGGTCTTGAACATTTCTTTGTATAGCTTCTCTGAGAGTAATTGGGTTTGGTATGTCTTCTATGAGAATAGCTATATACTGAGAATCTCTACATCCAATTGCTAAATCGGGTTTTGTTAATAATTCTAAGTTACTGGATAAGACATTTCTATTTACAGATTCTGCTTTCAACTGCTCCCATGACGCTTCGTTTTTATATTTATATAATCCATATGTCTCTACAAAACATGGGAATCTTTTACACTGTTTATTGATATATTGACCTACTAAATACTCATACATCAAATTATCAGAATCTGGTCTTTTTGCTGATTTTAGAATAGCGTGACTAATATAATTATCTTTTTTATAAACTATTTGATTAATAAACCCGTTTTCACTTACAGCTCCTTTCCTTACTATGGGAAGTAATACATATTGAAATTTCGTGAATCCATTGAAGAATTCTTTGATTTTATCAACTTCTCTACCTAGTGAAATACATTCGCCAGAATCGCTACAAACTGCTTTCAAGAAGACTTCTTTTCTTTTGCGCTGTGTTTTACGCATAAATTTTTGAATACGTCTCGCTTTTGAATCACGTATTTGTGATATCATTTTTCTAGGTGATTGGATTTCGTCTTCGTCTTCGTCTATTCTAAATATGCTTGGTGTTTTTGATTTTGATGCTCTTCGACTAGCGTAATTCATTGCTTTTTCTTTTGATTCCATACTTTTTTTGTCCTTGCCTTTTTTGCCTCCACCCTTCATTTTTCTACTAGAATTTATTGTTTTCATAACATATAATATAATAATATAAAATTTTTATGTAGTGGGGTTAAACTCGGTAATATTAATCTTATAATGGTTCTCGATAATTCGTAATTGATTACGGTCAGAACGCGTAATAAAATTAATAGCCAATCCTTTACGACCCCAACGCCCAGAACGTCCAATTCGATGTAAGTATGTATGAACACAGCTAGGTACATCGAAATTAATCACCGTACTTACTTGTTGTACATCGATTCCACGTGCAGTAATATTGGAAGAAATCAAAACTCTGAATGCACCATTTCTAAATTTCATAAACATTTGGTCACGCTCTAATTTATCCATCGAACTATGAATCGCACATACAGAAAAACCTTCGTCCGTCATAGCATTATACAAATCAATAACACGTTTCACACTATTACAATAAATAATACACTGATTCAATGAAATAATAGAAAAAATATTTTTTAACATGGAGAATTTATCGCGGTCGTCTTGTAATGCAATATAATGTTGCTCAATACACTCCAAATTTAAGTCTTCCTTCTTCATAATGATTTTCACGGGATTACGCATGAATTTTTTACTGAGTGCTAAGATTTCATCGGGCATAGTAGCACTGAATAGGGCGACCTGTATATTTTCATTGAAATATTGAAAAATATTATATATTTGTTCTTTGAAACCCTGTGATAACATTTCGTCGGCTTCATCCAATACGAATAATTTAATATGTTTTGTACTTACATGATTACGGCGAATCATATCATAAATCCGGCCAGCACATCCAACAATAATATGTGGTGGATTGGCTTTCATAGAAACAGCGTCGTCTTGTATAGATGAACCACCAATCATTGTTTTCACGAGTAATCCATCCAAATATGAACCGAGGTTGGTAATCACAGATGATATTTGTTTTGCGAGTTCATGTGTGGGTGCAATGATAATGGCCTGTGTAGCCTTCTGCGTCACATCAATAACTTGTAATGTTCCTATTGAAAAAGTGCCGGTTTTACCGGTACCTGATTGGGCTTGGGCGATAATATCATGTCTTTTTATAATAGGATAAATCGCCTTCTTTTGTACATCACTCGGATTTTCGAATCCGTAACCATAAATGCCACGAAGAATATCATCTTTTAAATTTAGGTCATCCCAAGATTGTATATTTGGTATCGCATCTTGTTCTACTCTAGCATCGTTAATATTCATAGTAGCTATAATATTAGATTATTTGTTTTTATTCTCTTTTATTGGATAAATATATATTGTATTTGCATGAAAGGCTATCAATATAATAATAAACATAAATTATATAAAAAATACACGGCTTAGAATATAAAGCAATAATATGGTTTCATATACTCTCGATGATTTCATTTCTATTAGTTTTTTAAATAACCATGAAGACATTTTATCTACAGATATTTTGGAAATTATTACCAATTTATCAAATAACTTGAGTACTCAAGAACCAATTCCAGCAAAGAGTTCGAGCACAGAATCAAACAAAATGATGTCGAGAAAACCCAAATCAAGTAAATCAACAATAGATACAACATGGGAAAAATGTAAGGTCTTTAAAACAACAACTATCGAGAAAAAGGAAGGAGTGGAGAAAAACATGAATGATATTCGTATATGTCTGAATAAATTATCTGAAAGTAATTATGAAACAACGAGAACCGATATTTATGCGATTTTGAAAGAATTATCAGATGACCCCCTATTGAAAGTAGCGGAAATGTTATTTGATATAGCGAGCACAAACCAATATTTCTCGGAATTATATGCTATTCTTTATAAAGAATTAACTACAGAGTTTCCGATTTTTCAGACGATTTTAACTGATATGTTACAGTCTAGATATATCGACCAATTGAGTCAAATCGTCTTTGTCGATATGGAATCGAACTTTGATTTATATTGTGCCAATCAAAAATTAAACGATAAACGAAAGGCATTGAGTGCATTTCTAGTAAATCTATTAAAAACGGATTTATGTGACACAAACCAGATTTTCGCAATACTCAATAATATCATCGACCGCGTAACGTCACGCATAGATATTCCAGATAAATTACACGAAGTCGAAGAATTGACCGAAAATATATTTATTATTATTACGCGAATTACGGAAGAGGCAGGATACGAATTAAAAGAGAAAGAGCAAGAAAATGCAGAATACGAGAAGAAGGAAAAGAAGAAGAATAAAAATAAAACGGATGAATCTAGTAAAATAAAACATAGGGAAATAAGTGGCGCAATCAAGTCCGTATTGGAATCATGTAAGTATAATAGAACAGTATTATTTAGAACTAGCGAATGGCAGAATATTGTCGAAAAATTACAAACAAGTTCCAAATATGTCGCGAAAGAACACGTCAGTATATCTAGTCGCGTTGTTTTTCGTTATAAAGATATTATGGATAATATCAAGAAGAACGGCGGATTATCATAAAAATAATATAGTTTTACGAAATATACATAAAAATATATTATAAATGGACTATATATAGTCATGGTGAAATCAATTATAAATCCTGATGAAGTAGAATATAAGGAAACGAAGGATATGGATAAAGTCGATATAGGATATACAACGACTTTATATTCATATGAGATATTTGGTAAAAATATAGAAATAGGCATAGGAAAAGAAAACTATTCGAAAATGCGTTATCAGATAGTATATTATCCTATTTATTTAATACTAGATAATGCACCTAGAGCAAGAATAGGAATTTTTGAAATCGAAAGTAATAAGGTCATTGATATAGTGGATGAAGATGGGGATTTAGATTTAACCAAGGGAAATATTCTTATTTTTATTACCGAGAATTATTTGAATAATATAATGGATAAATATGGAGTCGATGGTTCTGATAATGAAGGTTCCGAATATCAAGGTTCCAAAGAGGAAGAAACAAAAAACGAGGACGTGGATGAAGATGAAGATGAGCTATCTGTATTAAGAGTAAAAATTCCATCAGATAAGATTTCGAAGGCATCTGAAACCGCCCAATCGAAATTATCAAGTGCTGCAAAAAGTATAGATGCAGAGGTTTTTACTCAAAATACAAAAGTGACACCGCCAGAACAACTCATAGAAGAAACCGAAGAAGTCGCAGACCAAATAAGACAGGATTATACTGAGGAGGTACATGATAATTGGATTCAACAATTTATGAAAAATAAGAATTACGACATTATCGATAATGAAGGTGGAGGAGATTGTTTTTTCGCAGTGATACGCGATGCATATAAACAAATCGGTAAAGAGACCACTGTAGAAAAACTAAGAGCATTGTTGTCTAGAGAAGCGACCGAAGAAACATTTAAAAACAAACGAGAACTGTATTTGAATTTTTTAGGCGAATTGAACAATAAAGAATTGGTAATGAAAAACCTGAAAAGTACGATGCAGGAGACAAAAAAACGAAATAAAATGGCGAAAACCAAACAAGAGAATGATGAATTATTAAAAGAAGCTGATAAATTAGTCAAATTATACAAAAATGCGAGTGAAGAAAAACGAGCGATTCAACAACTAATGAACGAATTCAGTGATATAGCAGATGTAGATAGTTTGGAGAAATTCAAGGAGTTTATTCAAACACGCGACTTCTGGGCAGACACATGGGCCGTCTCTACCATGGAAAGATTATTGAATATCAAAATAATTATTTTATCAGAAGAGTCCTATTCCGCCAAAGATTATAATTCCGTCATGCAATGTGGTCAATTAAACGATAGTGAGTTGGAACGACAGGGAAATTTCGTTCCCGACTTTTATATTATGACGTCTTATTCGGGTATGCATTATACGTTGATTACGTATAAAGATAAACATATTTTGAATTATAAGGAGATACCCTATGATGTGAAAATGTTGGTCATCAATAAATGTCTAGAACGTAATGCTGGTCCTTATTATATTATAAAGGATTTCCGAGAACTGAAAACAAAATTAGGTATGAACCCAGATGAAGGAAATAAAGAAGATGATGAGAATGATGAATTATATAGAGATTTATATGAACCTGATGCTATTTTTATGTTTTATGCGCAGTCTAACGGAAAACCTGATGCAGGTGTAGGTTCAGGTGAAAAATTAGCAAAACAGCGTGCTCTTGAATTCAGTGTTCTCAATAGATTGAAAGAATGGCGTAAGAAACTAGATGATTCATGGATAGCGCCCTTTACGATTGACCATCATCGATTCAATAGTGTTCAACATTATTTATTAGGCGCACAATTTAAAAAGGGTTTTCCCGATTTTTATCTACAGTTTTCTAGTGATAGTAATAATGAAATCTCTCGCGATTTGGCATTGGCGAAAATAGCGGGTAGTAAAAGTGGCAAATCGAAAGATAAGGTTTTACGAGACCGTAAAATTAAAATAGATGCAGATTACGATGATGGTAGCGTAAATCCACGTAAAAATGAAGAAAGACGTATCGCATTACATGCCAAATTTACGCAAAATAAGGATTTAGAACAGATTTTGAGAGAAACGAAAATGGCGAAATTGACGCATTTTATACGTAGCAATAAGGCAGAATCTGATATATTATTGATGAAAGTTCGAAAAGATATCGCATAATTATAATCATAATTATTTATAATTTTTCTATAAAAAATTGAAAACTTTTTTTATAGAAAAATTGAACGGCACGGCAAAAGCCAAGAGAGTTATATTTAAAATGCAAAGCTTACAGAGACAGAATGCAGGGGTTCAGGAGGAGATTCAAACGGTCGAATCCGCGAAGATGGGATTGTGTATCGTTGCACTTCCACGCGAGTACCGTAGTATAACAGAAATAAAAAAATTGGTGGAGGAGGTGTTGAAGATTGGCAAGGTATCATCGATTCACCCTGTACAGACAACCGCGAGAACCGGTGTTATTTATAACACGGCAAATGTCGTGATGGATTACATCGATAACGTGTCTATCATCAATTCGTTCTCAGAGAATGAGGGTCGAGCTAGCGTCGATGTGCCAGCTGGTCAAGTGATGAGCTGGGATAATGGTAAGCCAATGGCACATTTGTCCTTTCGCGAACTTACCGATGTCAGTCGTTGGTCATTTTGCTCGCCTGTAAAGAAGTTGGAGCTCGACCAAGAAGCATGGACTAGCTTACATATTCCAATCATTCCTAAGAATATGTCTAGATTCAATTCGGTCACATCGACATACTGTACCAATCCGGAAGAAGGGTTTTACGATACCGAATCGGGCCTAACCGATTTGATTCAAAACAAACTCGGACTCGGACAAGTGAAGCGTATCGATTTTGTGGTCAGAGATGACAAGGCCGGAAATCCAAAGGCAGCGTTCATTCATTTCGACCATTGGTACGATAACAAGAATGCGAACTACCTACGCGACAAATTGAATGAGTCGGGAACCTTCAGACAAAAAGGTTATTATGATGGTTTTGGAACACAACGATTTGTGGTACAGAACGATGGAGAGCAACAAGACGCTTATTTCATCTTCAAAATCAACCATAAGCCGATTCCAGATGTTGATGAGAGCACATGCGAGCTCAACATCCATCAACTGGTTGCGTCCAATAAGCGATTAGGCGAACTCGTCGCTGCTCAAACAGTAGAAATCGAGTTTCTCAAAAGCCAACTCGAGAAATTACAGCCTAGCCAAAGCATCGAACCTACAGAAACCTTGAACGAAAACCAAGAAAACGAAATCGGAGAAATATTATACAACCATGTTATGAAGTTTTGCCCAGAAAGAGCGGGCAAGATTACAGGAATGTTTCTAGAACTCGATATTCCCGAATTATTGGAACTGGTGAATAACCCAACAGGAGCCATATTTCAAAGAAGAATTGACGAAGCAATTGATGTATTGATTGAAGCAGAGGCAGAAGAAGCAGCTGAAGCAAGATTGAACCGATAAACAATAAACAATAAAATACTGATAATAATATATAACTATATAACCTCACTAATTAGATTTGACATATATGTTTTGAAAATTAAATTTTACCAATAATTTTATTAAATAAAATCAAAGAAATGGATGAAAGCCCATTTTTTTATTGTCGTCATCACATATCATTTACTGTCATTCGTAACGTACCAAATATTGGGTGACTGTTTTGATTATTGGATATCCAAGTATCTATGGAGTGTAAAACATTGGTATATTCACGTTTATTATAATGAGTTTGAATAAAGGTACAATATTCCATTAAATTTTGTTGTAATTTTTCTGGTGTTTTATCAAAATTAAGTGAATTCGCGTTCAATATCGCGACCCATTTGACATAATCATTTACGAAAAACATGAGTATTGATTTTATAATATAATAGGAAAGTACATGAGTTTCTTCTTTATATTTACTCAATCGGATTAGATGTGATTTCTGAGTACGTTCGTATAAATCGATATAATCGAGTCCATAGAAATGTAAAATCTTGGCACACTGAAATAATGAAAAAACACGTTCTCTATCTAATAATTCTTGGGTTCTTTCAATAAGAACGGTAGGTTCTCCATTTTGATTTTCATAGAATGCAATAAACATACAATGTATTATTTCGGCCCACATCTCACAATACGTTTCGAACAAACGGACATCGGAATTGACAGGAAATATCGATAAAATTTCTTTGTTTGTTTTTCGATGGTCAAATTCCGAAAAATCCAACCCCAAACTATGAAATGTTTCATGTATAAATACTTTAAACCACTCTTCTTCTCTAAATAAATGCATTTCTGTAGAAGGCTGACATGATGTAGTAAAAGCCGTGTTTGCATTGAACTCTCGGATAGGTTCTCCAATCCTAGGTAAAGTCTTCTGTAAGTTCGTCATATAAAGATAAACATTCATGGTTTTCGAGCATTTGGGTCTAGAGTATTGAAATGCCAAATGAAGCCATATATAAATACGCTTAATAGCATCTTGTATAAAACTATCGTAATTCTCTTTTTTACTAGAGCATATTATATGTATATTTATAGTATGACCATATAATTGTAGTGTAAATTGAGAACCTTTCTTTTTCATTTTTCCTATATGGTGTTGTACTTTTTCAGGACAATAATCAAAATTATGGCCGTGAGGAAACGTAGATTGGTTTTGAAAAACAATTGGTGTTACAGTTACCTTGTGTCTTTCTAGAGCTTGTAGTCCGGATTTCATATGGCGAAACATGATTTGAAACATAGTTTGTGCTTCTGTCGAGAACTTAGTAGGAACAAATTCATCTATAATATTATCTGGAATATTTGACTCTAAAAACTGATACATGGATAAGTTATAATAGAAGGAGAACTTTTTCTGAGACCTTAATCTCTTTCGATGGATAATATTTATTTATCTACCAAAAGACAAAAATTTGATTTAGAGCAACGCGTATTTTAAGTGCCGACTTTGTTAGTCCTTATAAACCTTCAAAGTTCTTCTTTTGGTATATTTCTTTACAAGATGTTTATTTTTATAGTAATCTTTATTATAAGCATAAATGAAG